GACAGAAATTTTGCATATAGATATACAAGGGTTGGATGTGCTTTGGAATCTTGTTCAAGAGTATGGCGTACCAACCGCAAAGAAAATGTATAGGGAGGTTTAATTATGGATTTAACAGAATTCTATCCTGAAGAAATAGCTGAAGCACTATGTAATTTAGCATATGATAATCCTACAACAGAAGTTATAAATGGCTGTAAAGACGGTTTGCTCGGATTATTAGCAACAGCTAAAAATTTATATAATCCAGAAGGATACAGAGTATTGTATAAAGTGCTGGAAACAATTGTAGATGTACAGGAGGTTTGATTATGGGACAGTACTATAATGTTGTAATTAAGAATAAGAATACAATAATCGCATACAACAGAGAAGTTGACGGCAAATATACAATGGCAAAATTGACAGAACATTCGTGGTGGTATAATCCATTTGTTTCTTCAATTACAAAATTGTTATATAAAAATCCATGTCAAGTGGCGTGGATAGGTGATTATTCTCAAACGGAATGTACAGAAGAAATCAATCCGATACTCTTTGAGTTTGCTTGGGGAGATGAGGTTGAAAAGCACAGCATACATCAGGATGAAATGTATCTTGACGGCAAGTATCTTGTTAATCATACAATAGGAGCATATCTCGATTGTGACAAGTATAAAGCAAGATGCAATAATAATGATTGGATTTTACATCCATTGCCATTATTGACAGCCGTAGGCAACGGTTTGGGCGGTGGAGATTATTATGGCATCAATAAAGATCAAGTTGGCGGTTGGGCTTGGTGTACAATATCCGTTGAAGATAATATTCCGGTTGGATATAAAGAACTTGAATATATATTCAGAGAAGATTAAAACGGCACTTTTAAGGAGAACTATAAACGATAAGGAGAAATATAAATGAATAAATCAGAGTTTTTGTTATACATTGAAGAAAATTTCAATATAACTGGTGAGAGTTATCGACTGATTAGTAATATTCTTGATTTCGTTTCAAACAATGCTACTAATGAGAATGAACAATATAATATGTTATGCAATCTTCTTGATGGAACAATCGGATTATCAGATATGGAGTTGCGTAAAGTGTATCTGTAAGTAATTACTTTTAAGATTGTTTAATAGTTATATTCATAAATGAGGTGCAAAAAATGTTATATAAATGGTATGACGGCAAAAAGTATAGAGCTAATAAAAAAACAGAAGCAATCTTTATAAAATGGAAATCAATTGATAATGCTGTGGATATGAGAAAAAATAAATTAACTTTAGTACAATATGAAACTATACCATATATTTGGCACGATTTGGTGCAATTAGGTGTAGGGAGAACAATCTCACCAGAAGTTGCAAATTGGTTTAAGAAACAAGACTGTAAGGTTCAGATGGATTCAGATAGCATTAATTATATAATAATGATTTGATTACGGCAAACAGAGATTAAAACACTTTTATAACTCGGAATTGTTTATGTAATATTACATAATATAGTTTTTTTAATTAAGGAGGATTAAAGTATGGATATATCAAAAATACAGAAAATATACAACGATATTGATCGGGTAATCAATTCTTCAATGCTGGATAAATATGGAACTATCGAAGATATTTTTACATCTTTGTGTGGGCGTGATGATGAGATGTTGACTTTTGAGTATGCTGTTAATGTCTTGATTAGTCTGGACAAAGGACGTTTTTATCGAAAAAATCTTGAAAGGTATATGGACATATTTTGCGGTAACGCACAAATGGTAAAGGCATTACTAAATAAGCAAGGAGAAATTATAAAACAGTATCATGATTTTCAATTAAAATGGATGGCTGCACACGGTTATTCTCTAATAGATTTTTTAAGTAAAATTAACGATTGTTATGAGGAGTTACAGGCAAAAGAGCCAGTGTTTAAAGGTTGTCTTTACGATAAGACTATTGATATTTGGGATGCATTTGATTTGTTTGAAGATACAGGATTTAAAGGTGGAATGATTTATCCTTGCTTTGATGAATGGTTAGACAATGAATGTATAGAAGATGACGACTAAAAATAAAACCGATATTTTAATGAGTTAAAAGCCTTTATAGGCGAAAATTTTCAACGGAGGTAATAAAATGAAATACTATGAAATCAACGAAACCGCCGCAAGACAAGCCTACGAATGTTGGAGAGAGTGATTAAAGAATTGAAAAGGAGTGTGTAATAATGACCAAAACAGAATTGAGAAGTGCTACAAGTGCAGCTAATAAGATTATTAAACTAACATCGGCAGTGAGAAAAGATTATGCAGGTTGTTTTTATGACAAGCAAGACCGACAGATTATTATATCAGAATGTATTGCGTTAAGATTAAATGAGCATTTACCTGTTCCAGAAGCAAAGATTCCGTTCGGCAATGTTGATAATTTGTTCTTGTCGGCTTGTCAAAACACTGAACAGTTAGATTTGTTAAGTTTGGAATACTTAAAGGATTACATACAGAACGCTAAAGATGATGAACCTGAAAGATATAAAGGCAGAAATCATGAACCTATTGCTTATGATTTTGGAGAAAGATCGCCTATGGTCAATGCTGAATATCTGCTGCTTATCTATAAGACTTTAGGTTGGCAGAATTTGACAGCTAAAGCAAATGAGGATAAGTGGGAAACAAGTCCAATATACTTTTCTTCAGATAGAGGTGACGGCATTTTAATGCCGATAAAGAAAAAGGAGTGTGTAAAGTGGACAAGATAGAGAGCATGTTTAGTGTTAATGGTTATAATGAAGATGCTGACACATATGTACCCTACGGATTGTTTGGAACATATATCGAAGCCAAAACTCATCTCAATACATTATTGCCCTTGCTGAGAAAAGGTTTACTCACAAACAGGAGAACAAAAGAACCGATAGATTGGCTTAACATTGTGGAAAATAATAAAATATTAGCGAGTTTCACTTGAAATATTGTTGATATTATGATATAATAAAGGAGAATACAAAATGAGACAATATACAATTGACGATGCAAAACGGTTGATAACTGATTTTTGCGAAGAAGAATATGGAACAGAGAATGTTGACTTTTCAAACCTTGAATGTATCGGTATTGCCTATACAACAACAGAAGATGAACGGTTTGAAATCCAAACAAACATTGATTTGATACACAATACAATGGATACGATGATTGGCATATGAGTATGTCGAATTGGTAAAACATAAGGAGGATATAATATGCTGTTAAGACCAAAATATTTGTCAAATGGCAACGCTTGTATTGATTATAAGAACGGTGTTGTGATTCTTACAGTCATCGACAAGGCAAGCGGTCATGAGTATACAGTGGATATGTATGGAATTGACCGAAAAACTTTCAAAAATGGTGATTGGCAAACACTATTTGAAAAAGTAAAGGAATGGCAAATCTGGAAAAACAATAAGGCATTAGATTTCACAGATGGTTTTGCTTTAACTTACGATACAGACAATTGCGAGATAGTCTTTGTTGAAAGGAAAACTGGTGACACACACACATATATATATAGACCTTGCCCAGATGGGAAAGGATATTGTACAATCACAGGGGAAGACGAATGTGATGGTTGCAAGCTTAATGCAGGGTACGATGGCTATGGTGTTAGACCTTGTGGACAACAACACTGCTGGTGGGGTTGTGTTTTCTGTACAGAGAATCACTATTCTTATCGAGAGCCATTTGAAGATAGCAAATAAAATGGAGGTATACAAAATGAAAAAAGTATATGAAGTAAGAATGGAAAATTGGGAATATCGCAACCGTAAAAATAATCTTACTACAAAACAACTTGCCGACCATGCGTGCTACTGCGGAGGTAATTGTTTAGGCGATACTTATAATGTTATCGGCAGATTTAACACTTTAGAGGAGGCTCGAAAGTTGTTTGAATCTTCAAAAGATAAGTGTACAACAACTTGGGGATTGGAGCATGGACTTCATACATACACTTATGATGTGTTGTACATCCAAAGCATCCCTCTTAATGAGGATGATGAAGAGGATTATGATGCGGATGCAGAGTGGGAAATTTGGGATATTTATGTCGCAGAATTAGCTTAACAATTAGAACAAGTACAAAATTTAGATCGGAGGCGACCATATGATGAATGATTCTCAAAGCATTAATGACATTTTAACTTCTATCTTTAAAAGTGTAGTGAAAAAACAGTGTGAGGAGGAGTGAACAAATGAAAGCTAACGCAAAAATAACTATTTCTCGTAATATCAATAATATAAATCAAATTATTATATCTATTACAGATGATGACTTTAAAAAAGATATTGACATTTTAATTGCTCCCGAACAGTTTGCACTCGCATTAACAGGTTTAGGCTATCAAGATTGCATTATTGACAGGCAGTAATAATTGTTGAGTACTAATCTACGGTTGAAGAAATAAAGGCAGATACTATTATTAACTAATATAGCGGGGGATATTTATGAAAAGATATGATAAAAACTATGAGGTAATACGGTTGCAATTTGATGATAGTGGGTTAATTGGTAATTCTAATTTTGAAGTGTTACCAAACTCTGAAATCATTGCTGTCAAAGATATTACTTCAATGCAGTTTGTTGATTATTATATCATTAACTATTATAAAGCATCAACTGATAAAGTGTGGCGGAATAAATTTTTCAATGAAGCGTTTGAAGAAATGAATCAAGATAACGAACATTTATATATTAGATTTAGAACCAATGATGTTGTTGCTCAAACACACAGTTCGTATCAGTTGTGTACTGACAAATGTGTAGCATCAAACATTATTGAGGTGATATCAACATATAAAGCTATGCTGAATGTTATGAGCAGTGTTAAGGCTTCTTATGAGCAACCTATATATGAGTTATATGATAACGGCTATTGTTGCGATGATGGCAGTTATACATTGCAAGATGGCTCTGGGTATTTCGCATTAGCATACGAATTAAATTCCTGTAATTTTTATTATAACGATTGTATATATGAGGATTTTATTGGATGCGTGTACTGGCGGATTTATTGGTGCGATGACAAAGAGTATGAAGATACTTTATCAGACTTATACAAAGATGAAGATTTTGTGCTTTACCTGACCAACAAATCCGCTTGGTATGATAAACACAATAAATAAAATTCTTGTTTTAGAACAGATTCGTCATAAGGAGGAATGTAGCTTTATGCAAAGTAAATATAGAGAAATTAGAAGCAACTTTATTGATTATGATAAAAATATAATATATATTGACGCTTGGAGAACAACAAGTTCCAACGAAGAGGGTAAAGTAATTGCTAAAATCAATCTTGCTAATTCCGAGGTGGAATATGTTGACGAGAAAGCTAAAACTGATGATTATGCTCAGACAGTAATAAGGAGGGTGTTAAATGCCGTGGTTTGACAATAACGATAAACCAATCGAAGTTAATCATACCGAGATGATAGAAAGAGTCGAAAATGATATTCGGCTCTATGGTAAAGATTTGAAATGTTATGTTATTATTTCGTCTCGCTCTGTTGCAAATTCGCCTGACATACAGATAGTAAGCAGATTTAGTCTTAAAAAATCTATTATAGGCGGTATGACAGACAAAGAATATGCCCTATCAATTACACTTGAGGAATTGTTAAATAGACTACGGTACGAACATTATGTATCGGAAGATGTTTAAAACAAAGGTTTTATACATAAAAAATAGACATCACTTCGACCTGCGAAAATCTGGTGATGTCTATACCAAGTAAGCTATCGAAAGATGGTCAGCGTTAGCCTACCCATTTTCAAAGCCTAATATGATGATACACTATTGGGAAAATTTTGTCAATGTTATTTCCATATTTTGTGGGTTGATTATAATAAAGAAAAAATTTACAATAATAATGAAAGGCGAATGAACACATATGAATAATTTGAACTACAATTGAAGAGGTGGATAAGTATATTTACTTAGTAGGTGATGTAATTGCACAATATAACAAACTCTATTGACAATAGCTTATTCTCTTGTTATAATAAATAATCGAACGGATGTTCTAAATACAAGGGTGATGTGTATGATAGTTGCATTAAAAGATTGGGAGAGTGTACTGAAAAACTATTATTTTGTGTTCAACGACAAAAAATATGATACGGTAAAATGGTCGATATTGAATGATAGAGTAATACAATTCAGTAATCAAAAAGAACCTGTAAGCTGCAGTGTAGTGTTTGCAGGAGTAAGATACATAGATATTAATTGTGCAAAATTGCTAATTGTGCTTAACAATGGCGATAAATATTTAGCATACAAATACGCAAAACGAACTTGACATTTACGAACTGTGTGATATAATAAAGCCAAGAAATCCAGAAAGGAGGGCTTGAATGTTAGGAATCAAGCCAAAGATTGGCGAAGTATATCTCATAGATTTTCCACAAGATGGACACACACAGGGCGGAATAAGACCGGGTGTAATTTTTCAAAATGATGTTGGTAATAAATACAGTCCTAATGTTGTTGTTCTTCCTTTGACTACTTCGATAAAAAAGACATCTCAGCCTACGCATGTGTATATTAGTAGCAAGAATTCTGGTCTTAGGTATGACAGCATAGTATTGTGTGAAAACCCAATATCTATTTCTAAAGATCGAATCTCCAAAAAACTTACAAAACTCAGTTCATATCATATGACTCGCATCACAGAAGCAAATTTACTTGCTTCTTCTGCAATTGCGTATTTGTCATTTGATGAACTACTGCATGTTTGGGAGAAAAGTCAAGATTTTGCAGACAAAAGGTTGGTGATGGCGTGACTTTTGGTCAATTAATCCTCTGCTTAGTTGTTTTGGTAGTAGGATATATATGGATAAAACTTAAATAAGAAGAGGTGTTATATATGATAGGAGAATTATTATTGGTTGGTTTGGCAACAGTGACGGAAGGTTTGAAGACCACTTTGCATCATTCAAAATCCGAATGGGCTAAAGATCGAGTGAATTCCAGACATAGATACAATAAAGAAAGACAGTCCGAAATTGAAGACGCTTTGTTTGGGTATTATACATCGGAACGAGGACGCAAAAGAGAGGAATATCAGCAGATATTAGATGATGCAGGTGTTACTTATTATGATGATTACGATATAATAAAAAAGATTGCCATTATCGAAGGATGGGAGTATTATGATTTTTGCGAATGGAATCGTGAAGTGCAAAGAGAAATGCGTTAATATGTAACTTTTCAGCGATTGTTTCTGTTTACAAATAATGCCAAATGTGATACATTATACATATATAATTTTATTCGAGGTGCTGATGATATGTATAATGAGACTACGAAAATGGCTTTTGTATCGACATTATCGTCGAAACAAAATATACTGTTAGCGACGGCATTGTTTAATAGTATAGAAATTTTTGAACAAGAATCTGAAAAAGACATTTCACGGTTCACAGAAGAAAATCTTCAGAAAGTTCAGGTTAAAATAGCAGGTAGTAAAACATATGGTTCACGGAAACGAGATGCCACGATGTTAAGGAGTTACTTAGATTGGGCGTATAAGAATCATATTTGTGATACAAACATATCCTCATATGTGTTGCAGGCTATGGATATTAATGCTAATACAGTATTGGTTTCGTCTCCACAACACTTACAATTTCAACTCAATGCTGTATTTCCACCGGAAATAGAAGATAATGTTGATTTGTTGTCGAGAGGATTTGTCTGGATGGCTTATATGGGCATCCCAAAAGAAGACACGATAAAGATTACAAGCAATCATGTATCTATAGATAACAATAACGAAAAGAAAATTATTGCATACAATAGCACGCTCTACGAGATTCCAACTGAAGCTTATATAACGATCAACAAATTGTGTTCTTTGAAATGTTTAACCACTACAACAAGGAATGGTATTGTTCGTAAATTCGACAGGGTTCAAGGTTGTGAATTGTTAAGAGGTACAACTCGTCTTAACAATATAACAGTAGAATATTTAAGAACTCGTGTAACCCGCAAATCAAAACCATATCGTTTGTCGAAATTATTATCTTATGGTTCGTTATATAAAAGTGGAGTGTTTTACAGACAGTACATATTGGAACAACAGGGGTTCATACCTACATTTGCTGAACTAATGCGTTCTCGGAGTTATACCGAACACGATGGGGAAACAGATGTTTATTTTCAAGATAAACTAAAAACTATACAGGCGGAATACACTGCATGGAAGGATAAGTATTATTCACTTATGTAAAGTTTAATAAAGATTTTTAAAGGCGGTACAGCTCGCCTTTAAAAAATAATCATTAAGTCAGTTTTGCATATTAGAAAGTATAAAACTGTAAGGAGGTGGTGCTTATGATTGTGCTAAATTAACAAAAAATTAATATATAGGGGGAATTATTATTTCTGACAACAAGTCAATTTATCAAACATTATCATCAATTGATGTGTCTGGCAAGGTCAAGCCTAAAAATGGTATGAATTATTTACCATGGGCGTCTGCATGGGCATACATAAAAGAGTATTTTCCAAGGTCGTCATATACCGTAGTTAGAGACGATAATGGTAATCTTTATCATACTGACGGAAAAACCTGTTGGGTTGAAACATTATTATCCATTAATGGGGAAACTCAAGAAGAGCAGTTGGCTATTATGGATAACCATAATAAGTCTGTATCAGCCGATCAAGTAGAATCTACGATGGTAAACAAAGCTATTAAGAGATGCCTAACAAAAAACGCAGCATTATTTGGTCTTGGTTTGAATCTTTGGTATGGCGAAGAATTGAGCGATGAAGCAAAGCGTACCAAAGCTAAGAAAGTATCTGATTTAGATGTGCTTAAAGGCAAAGTAGTGTCTATTTGTAAAGAACTGGTATCCAAAGGCGTTGATAGCAAAAAATTATATGCTTCTATTGCAGATATGTCAGGACATCAAAATCCGACCAAAATTACAGATATAGAGACACTAAAAATTGTGCTTGAGCGACTTGAACAATGGGAGGTTTAGTATGAATAAAGTATGTGAAATTGGAAGAATTGTAACCGAACTCGAACTTAAAACAACAACCAATGGAAAGTCGGTTGTTAATTTTAGAATTGCAGTAAGGTCTTATGGCAAAGACAACGATGATTACTTTTTTAACTGTGTGGCATGGGGAAGTGTTGCAGAATTTATTTGTAAGCATTTTTCAAAAGGAAGAAAGATTGGAATTGATGGTAAACTGACTTCTCGCACATACGAAACAGAAAAAAAAGAGAAGCGTCAGGTTGTAGAAATTATGATACAGGATGCAGAGTTTTGTGACGACAAGCGTGACGAAAGTGGTGATGACGCAAATATAACTACGCCGTCAAAGGCAGAATCTACTACATCTGAAACAGAGGACGAGTTACCATTTTGATTAACTTAAAACAATTAAAAAATCGGTACTGGTCGTTTTCCAGTATAAATTCTTATCAGACTTGTCCTCGTATGTTCTTCTTATCATATATTGATAGGAAGCCCCAAGAAGAAAACGCTTTTAGTCAATGGGGTTCTTTATGTCACAAATTGTTAGAAAGTTATTACAAAGGTCAAAGTAGCATTTTCGATCTTGAAGAGCGGTACAAAAATGCTTATAAAAGAACGGTTTTATCTGATTTCCCTAAAAATCGCTATGTTGATATGAATAAGAAATATTACCAAATAGGTCTTGAATATTTTCGAGGTTTTGAGGATGCTTTTTCTGAATATCAAGTAGTCGGTGTTGAACAGAAGATTAAAACCAAAATTGGCGAGTATAACTTTGTTGGTGTTATCGACTTAATACTTGAGAAGAATGGCGAGTATATTATCTGCGACCACAAAAGCAAAGGAGCTTTTAAGAACGAGCAAGAATTACGGAAGTATCTTTTTCAGTTGTACCTGTATTCCAAATACATATACGAAACATATCACACATATCCCACAAAATTGATTTTTAATATGTTTAAGCTCGGAGAAATGAAAAGCGTAGATTTCAATAAGAGTGAATATGAGAAAGCTTTGTCTTGGGCTGAGGCTTCCATAAATGAAATTCTGGAAGAAGAATGCTGGTTAGATAAAGTGTTCGTGCAGTACGCTGCTAAAGACAAAAATATCAATAATTACAAGTGTGATGATTTCTTTTGTAACAACCTTTGTTCGGTACGGGCATTTTGCGAGCGTTCTAAAAGCTATACTGAAGAGGACGATTTTGATTTTCTTGAGGAGTGATTATGTTTGCTTATTGAAAAAGACAAAATTCATAAAGCAAAAGAGAAATTAGGAGAGAAGAATGCTTTTGAAATAGCTCAAATTTTAGAAGTTGAAAATTTTGATGAGAGTCGTTTGAGAGCATGTTGCCCTTTCCACGAGGAAGATACTCCAAGTTGGATTTACAATCCAAAAACATATAATTTTCATTGTTTCGGATGTGGTATATCGACTGACATTATTGATGCTTATATGATTAAAGGACATACATATTTGGAAGCAGTTCAGTATTTATTTGAAAAAGCAGGCATTAAATATGCGTTTGGAGAGATGGGTGTAAAGACTAAAACCCAGTACCGATACCCAAAACCTGTAGAATGTCACTCAAAAAACAAAATCGAAGAATACTTAGGTTTACGAAAAATATCACCAAGCACAATTGACTATTGCGATATTAGACAAGACTCTCATGAAAATATAGTGTTTAACTATTACGACACGAACGATGTGCTTACTCTGGTTAAATACCGACCGAGCCATAAGATAGATAAGAGCAAAGGTGAAGTAAAAACATGGTGTCAAAAAGATGCAGATACAAGTCCAATATTGTTCAATATGAATCGTGTTAATGTTGACAGTTCTTTACTAATATGTGAAGGAGAAATTGATTGTGCTTCAGCTATAGAAGCGGGATTCACTAATGCAGTTAGTGTCCCGCTTGGGGCTGGAAACTTTCATTGGATTGAACATAATTGGGACTGGTTAGAACAATTCACCGATATTATTGTATGTGCAGATAACGATGAAGCGGGACAAAAAATGATTAAAGAGGTTTCAAGTAGACTTGGAAACTGGCGAACAAAGATTGTACAGTTACCCACAACGGTAACAAAATCAGATGGCAGTCAAGCTTTTATTAGTGATCTCAATGAGACATTGTATTGGTTTGGAAAAGAATATGTACTGAAACTTATACTGGATGCAAAAGATTCGCCTGTTGATAGCGTTATTGACTTTTCAGACATTGAAGATGTTGACCTTTCTCAAATTGACGGTATTTATACTGGCATTACAGAGTTAGACAATAAGCTAATGAAAATGTTTTATGGTACAGTTACAATTCTGACGGGTACTAATGGCAGTGGTAAATCATCTTTACTGTCACAGTTTATATGTCAATCGCTTGACCAACAAAAGTCTGTTTGGTTGTATTCTAAAGAGCTTCCTAATTCGATGATGAAAAACTGGATTGATTTTATATTTGCAGGTAGACACAATATCGATCAGTTTCATGACAGTAAAGGAAGTGTATATTACAAAGTTAGTAAAAGTGCTCGTACTAAAATTGATGGATATTATAAAAACCGTCTTTATATTTATAAAGATGATTATGACAACTCAGTCGATAATATCAAAAAATCAATGGAGGATTGTGTTAGGAAGTATGGTTGTAAAATGCTCATATTGGACAATCTTACGGTCATCAATCTTGGAGCTACCGACAACAATAAAAACGAAACACAAAACGCATTCATGTCTTGGTTGACCAAATTTGCAGCCACATTTCAAGTTGTTATTATTTTGGTTATTCATCCACGAAAAGGACAGCAGGTTACTCGCCTTTGTAAATATGATATTGGTGGTTCTGGAGGTATGTTAGATCTCGCTCATCGAAGTTTCTCGTTATATAGAGTGAAACCCAATGAAAAGCAAACTGGTGACGAATTAGTTAAAAATTATGATGTTATATTGGATGTTTTAAAAGACAGGATGAGAGGACAGGAGAATTTATCAATTCCAATGTGGTACGATCCGCCATCTCGTAGATTTTACACCAACGAAATGGAGTTTGGAAAACAATACGCATGGGATAAGAATAAATACACAGAGTCTATTCCTTTCCCGCATCCAAACGAGACAAGTGAAGTGTTCGGAAAGGAAGATTAATATTATCGACAATTATGTTGCTTACCATATACATACAGACTATTCTCTTAAAGACAGTGCCACCAATTACAAAGATTATGTTGATAAAGCAGTAGAGTTGGGACAGCATGCAATTGCATTTTCAGAACATGGCAATATGCAGGGCTGGGTTAAGAAGAAAATGTATTGTGACTTAAAAGGCATTAAGTATATACATGCAGTTGAGTGTTACTTAACAAAAAATCATACAGACAAAATCCGAGACAATTATCATACAGTTCTTATTGCGAAAAACTATGAAGGTGTTAAGGAACTCAACCGGCTTATAAGTTTGTCAAGAACTGACAAAAATCATTTTTATTATGTTGGCAGAATCTCGTTTGAAGAGTTTCTTTCACTGTCTGACAACATTATCAAAACAAGTGCCTGTCTTGCTTCTCCTTTAAATAAATTACCTGTAGAAGATACATGGTATGAACAATTAGTTAAAGGGTATGATTATCTCGAAATTCAACCACACAATTGCAAAGAACAAATTGAATACAATAGACATTTAGCATATCTGTCTGAGAAATATCATATTCCGCTAATAGCTGCAACAGACGCCCACTCAGTTAATTCTTATAAAGCAGAGTGTAGACAAGTAATCTTAGATGCTAAAAAACAACATTACGAAGGCGAAGATAAGATGGACTTAGTGTATAAGTCTTACGATGAATTAGTGAAAGCTTTCGCAACACAGGACGCAATACCGAGTTCTTTATACATAGAGGCTATTAACAACACCAATGTTATGGCAGATAGTGTCGAAGAGTTTATGCTTGATACATCGATTAAGTACCCTATTTTGTATGGCAGTGCTGAAAAAGACGAACAAAAATTTACTTCATTGGTATATCAAAAATATCAAGAGAAGCTTGATAATGGTGTTATTTCATCAGAAGAAAAGGATAGATTTGATAAAGCAATACCTGAAGAACTGAGAGTCTTTAAGAAAGTAGGTATGTCGGGTTTTATGCTTTCAATGAGTGAAATTCTCTCACATTTTAGAAATCAAGGAAAACCAATAGGTTTTTCAAGAGGTTCAGTTGGTGGCTCAAGAACAGCGTATGTTACCGATATTATTGACCTAAACCCTGAAAAATGGGGTACAGTATTTTCTCGATTCTGTAATGAAGACAGAGTAGAAGTAGGAGATATTGATGTTGATGTTGTAGAATCGGATAGACCAGAAATGTTTGAGTACATTATAGATAAATTCGGTAAAACAAAAACAGCCAGAGTTCCTACATATTCGACACTGAAAGATTTGGCTGCTATTGATCTGATAGGACAAGCATTTCGACTTAATTGGGAATTAAGACACCCAAAAACCGATTTTAGTGAGTGTGAATATTCTATTCAAAAAGTCAAAGAAATTAAGCAATGTTTTAATACCAATCCTGATTTAGCAAGACAAAAGTATCCGAAATTGTTTTATTACTATGATGGCTTGTTAGGTATTAAGCATGCACAGTCGGTACATCCAGCAGGAATTGTTATTAGTCCAATTACTTTAGCTGACAATTACGGTGTGTTCGAGAAAGATGGCTACTGTACTCTTCAGATTGATATGGATGAAATTCATGATGTAGGGTTGACCAAGTATGATTTGCTTGTATTAAAGACAGTGCAAGTTATTAGTGAAACTTGCAAATTCGCTCATTTACCTTATCCAAAATCTCACGAGATTGATTGGGATGATCAAAATGTATGGGAAAGCATGTTAGAAACTACAGGTTCTATTTTTCAGTTTGAGTCTCCTTTTGCTATAGATTGTTTAAAAAAATATAAGCCTAAAAGTATTTTGGATATGGCAATAGTCACGGCTGCTATTAGACCATCAGGTTCTTCTTACAGAGAGGAGCTATTTAAGCATATACCTCATAAAAATCCGTCAGAGGTTATAGATAAACTGCTTAATAAAAACAATGGATATTTAATATTTCAAGAGGACACAATTAAGTTTCTTCAAGAAATATGCGGACTGTCGGGCAGCGAAGCTGACAATGTGCGTAGAGCAATCGGACATAAAGATGAAAAGAGATTGGCTAAAGCATTGCCGTCAATACTTGAAGGTTATTGTCATAAATCAAATTCTCCAAGAAATGTTGCAGAACTGGAAGCTAAAGAGTTTCTTCAGATTATTCAAGACAGTGCCAGTTATCAATTTGGTATGAATCACGCCATTGGATACTGTATGATTAGTTATTTGTGTGCTTATTATTACTACTATTATCCGTATGAGTTTTGCACAGCATATTTAAACTGTGCAAAGAATGATGAACAAATACAGACGGGAGAAAAAGCTGCTAAAGCAAAAGATATTGAAATTATGGATGTGATTGGGGATGGAAAGGCTATAAAAGAAATAGAAGATTCAAAAGGAGAAATTA